CTCTACCATATCAATACTCCTATAGTTAGGATGAATACAATAGCTGAAGCTATCAGAATACTCATCTCGGTTTTACTCTGCCATAGTTTACTGGTCAGACTGACCGGTTTATACTTGGTTGTGCAAGCTATGCACAGGCCTTCTTGCAGATGCGAGTGCCTACCGCAGGTGTCGCATTTCATAAGTGGGGATACTTCCATCTCAAACTCTCCTTCCTTGTGTTAGTTTAGCGAGAATTGTGCTTTCGTCACAACCCCAGCTCTTTGAACAGATCAAAGCCATGTGGCTCGAATTCAACATATTGAGACCCTTTCGAGCCCGCAACGCTATAATTGCGGTCTCCAACGACTCACCTCTCTTCATTCTGCTGGCCACGGCTGACCAACTCACACTGTAGTAAAAGCAGGCTTGGTTTTTCGATCGAAATTTCAGACCGTTAACCGTCAAAGCCTCCACACAGTTCGGTGTGTACTTGTCATTCGCTTTGACGGTCATTTTCGTTTTCCCAGCAATTTCCATCGATCCGCTTCATCACGAGAGCCTTTCCAGTGACCCACCAAGTAGGCTATGTTCAACGGAATGGCCACCAATAAAAATATCAACAATGCATCCATGATTCGTCTCCTTTGTTCGTTCTGATCTCCACCGTGTGACCTGAATTCGTGTACAAGTACAGTCTACCTTCCCAAGACAGTAAGCGGCCATTCAACTCTCTGGCGTACTTAACCATCTCACATAGTTTTGTGTCTCTGTTTAATGTGATCACCATCAGTGCTTAACCCCTATCTTTATGTCGGCGACACTATTCTTGACGACGCGTTCTTCTCGCACCAAGGTCACCAACGCTGTCTTCTGTTTAACGGCTTTATCGGTCCAACACAGACACCCAGAATAATCTCCTTTGACTTCATTCAGCTCCACCATATCGTCCACCCAGAAAGGTAGCTCATAGAGGCATAACATGAATTCTTCCAGTCCTTTTATGGGAGGCTTAATCGCCTTGGAGTAGTTACAGGTGCTGCAAGTGTACTTCATCAACTCAGCCTCTTGCGTAGATACTCATTGAACTCACCGACCAACATTCCCATTGTGGAACCATCCACAACAGACTTATAAGTCAACCGCTGTACCCAAGTCCCGTAACCTTTCAAATAGACTGTGGATCCGTTGACCTCTTCTTCGAAGAAGTACCAATCGCCTTTTCTTCTCTCGCGATTCACCAACTTCAAGAACTCGGCGATCCTCATTCTTCCAACTCACAGATGATGTCCATCAGCACAGCTCGCAACGCACATTTGCTGACACCACTTGTGCGACTGTGGAGGTTGTAGACATCGCCATCTCGGGCCAAACGGAGTACCTGCTCTGCCTCACCGGTATCTTGATCGGTGAGGTTGAAGTACAAGTCACCGCCTCGGCTTACACTAATATTACAATTTTGCATAAAATTTTCCTTGTTTTTAACCCACAACAATTTCGCCTTTCTCGTTCAGAATCACATAGTTGCATTTGAGCAAACCACACCACTCCAAAGCTTCACTTTTCGCCGCAACTTGTAGCCAGTCGTCGTCCTCACCTGTCGGTACATACTTAACCAACCGGCCTTTGAGGGATCGGCGGATCTCCACTGAGTACCTCACAGCGAAACCTCGAGGTGTGTATGCTGGCCTGATGATGACGATCATCAGGGACTCTCTCTCTGTGTCCAAGCACCGGACATTAAGGCACGCTCTGCATCCTCGCGACACTCGAAGTACTGAGAGGATTCTCTCGATACCGGTCCATCCTTATCTGAACAACCTAAATAATAACCGGCCGCAGATTTCTCGACGCGTAATTCAAGCTTGACACCACCGAACTTATAAGCCAACTTTCCGTAAACATTTTCCATCTTCAACTCCTTCAAATTTTAGTCACACCGTACTCAGCTCTCAACACTTTGACGGTCTTACCTTTCACCTCTTTCAATGAGTCCAAAAACTCACGCTCTCTCAACTTCAAACTCTCGTGCTCTTCCAACAACGGATTCAGTTCCGCCACGACCCAACCATATTCGTATTTGGCACCTTTGTCTAACTTAGGTACATCGTGAATCTCTTCTATTTCACCCACTCCGTAACTCTTACCGGTTGTGACAATCACCAAATCACCTGCAGACAAATCCAAATTCGTCTTGTAGGTGTAACTCCGCGATGACTTGTCGAAAGTGACTAGTACTGTACGGACATCGTCCACCAAGAATGGCACTAGATGTGATAACCTCATATAATAAAATCTCCAAATTGCGTTTAAAAGCCCCGCAAACTCTTTTCAGAATCTACGAGGCAAATTGTCAGTACTTGTTATTATTATCTGACACTCTCAACTATGCTGCTTCTCTAGCCGCTTTGTCAGCCGCTTGTTTCTCACGGTAAGCCGCCAACGCCGCTTGTGCCTTTGGAGACACTTCACGCTTAGGTTTACCTGCGTCATACGCTTTTAGGACATCTTCACGATGTGTCGCCACCCAAGACGACACATCTTCATTACCTTCTGTCATCTCGTTCAACTTAGTAGCGATGGCCTCATCCTTCTCGTCAGATGTTAGACGCTTTTGAGTAGGATATCGGAAAGTTTCGAAGATAGCCTCAGCGTTCTCCGTCACAAATTTAGCCTTTGTATCGTCCTGCTCAACTAGGTAGTCTAAAGCCTTGCGGAGTTTGTTCTTCTCTGTCTTAGACACACGACGGATTGTGCCTACGTCGAAAAGGTCCACAAGTGTGTCTTTGTTCTCCACAAGCCAGTTTGACAAATCTTCATTGCCTTCTGTTAAAGCATCCAACGCTTCCTTAACCTTAGGTAGGCGTAGATGAGTTTGCGCTTCCACGCGAGTCTCGAAGATTTGGCCGTCTGGAGTTGTGAATACTTGTTTTAGATCTTCCATTATAATATTTCCTTATGTATATGCATATCATTTTTTCGATACCTCTTATAGGCTCGATTTTTCATTTTCGAAGCTCCGCTTTCTCGCTTTGCTTCATTAATTCAACAAGGCTTTCAACGCCTTCAATTCGCAACCTCCACTCTCGTTCAAAAATGGCCGTGAGGTCTCCTCACACACCGCCTCCGACACGCGTCGAGTTCGGGTGAGGTGAAGTCACGGGTTTCTGAAGATCGGCTCAAACGCCGCGAGAGGTTGGTTGTTTTACTTCGGGATAGCCTCAATCTACTCAGAACTCTTACTGTCGTTCTTCCAGTAGAAACTTTAAACGGTCATCACGCCAAAGCGTCCCAAGTGTCCGCCACTGTCTTATCTGTGCGTCTCTCAACAAACCTTGGGAGGAACAGTGAGTTATTGCCGTTTCTGTCAGTTATCTTCTCGTTGTAGCGGACGGCGATTATCTCACCGATCCACTCATCCACGCTCTTGGATATTTCCACGCGTTGAGAATCTGTGAAACCGCTGACACTCACTTCCATATCACCGTCGGCAGTCGCACACAACAGAGAGCCGAAAGTCTCCGCGTTCTTACCCGTCCCTTCATTCAAGCCAAGCACCACCAGATCGGCTTCATTCTCTTGCTTGAGTTTGACCTGATGAGGGCTTGTGTGATTTTTCCACAACATTGTGGGTGTTTTGAGGATCGTGCCCTCACCCCCATTCGCGACCACAGTGTCATAATGCTTCATCGCCTCTTCCATGGAATACACCAACTTACTCGCAACCACAGCACAATCTGTCTCATCACCGAGCCTCGCGAACCGTTCGCTGTAATACTCAGACGGTGCGTTGTCCTCGACTGTCGTACTGTAGACCATATCCCACGCAACGAAGAGTATCGTGCGATCGCCATCCAGATCACCGCCCTGCATGATACTGTTGAGAATCCCGTTGCCTGTCTTACGGTCCAACACTTCGTCGCCATCACCGATCAGCAGCTCGCCGTGTATGTGTTGACCTTGTGGCATCTCAATGTCTAAGTATTCTGCCAAGTTGTGGGGATATTGTTTACCGGTTCTTGTGAACACCGAAACGGATTTCTTATCTTTGATCACACTGGCGAAAGAGCCATCCAATTTCTCCTGAGAATACACACCGGCGGACCAATCAAAGTCTTTCAAGGTACCTCGATTGGGGAGACTGGCACGCATGTAAGGAGCTACAGGCACTGTGCCTCGTTTAGCCTTATTGATGCTCTTGGCACTGAATCCCGCTCTCAAATCTTTCTTAAGGATTCTCAAGAACAGCGACTCAGAAGCCTCGCTAAGGGCCGACATTGTGTCGTTGCACACTCCAACAGCTTCATAACCTGACAGGTCTCTGGAACTCAGACGGTCCAACACATTCCAAGTTTGCTCTGAGAACTCACCGGAGGCTCCAGCCCTCAGAGGTTTTAGACGTTGCATGTAGAAGCGTTTGAATGGATTGTAGGCGTACTTAAGCACACGCTCAAAATCTCCATCTTGCATAAACTCTTTGAGCAGCTCGATCTTGACATTCTTACTGTCTTCGCTTCCCACAACTTCGAGTAACTCGTAAATCTCATCACTGTTCATAGTTGCGCATCCTCATCCACAGAAACAGAGACAGGCGCCAAACCCACGTCGAAGATGTTTGAAGATGGGTTTCGTGCATCTGTGTGGAAGTGATCCAACGCTATGGCACGAGCTTCTTCTTCACTGTAGGTATCCACCAGCATGGGCGAGACGTCCACGATGTATCTCCGCTTCGTCCTCGACTTCTGCACTTGAAGCCAAGCAGCATCGACGCTGCTGTAGTTCAAACCATCATTCGCGTCGTAGTCTTCAGCCATTTGTTTGAGGACATCGGCGCATGCTTGGTTGGGCAGACCCAGACGTCCATCATCATCTAGATGCAGAAGGATATCGTCGATATCCCAAACATCCACCAACGTCCTAGATTGCTCATTAAATTCAGCCATGATCACTCTCCGTAATTAAACTGTCCCGCAACTCATCCAAGATGTCTGCTTCTCGTTCCATAAACTCTTCTAACTCATCCTGCTCAGGAAACACTGAGAGACCGAAGATAGTGCCTGTCAACGCCTTCACAGGTTCACTGATCACTCTTAATGTAACCTCTTCATACACACTCTTTTCGCTGTGCCACTGTGTAAGGACACCCAAAGCCTCTTTTTCTGAGAGGGTATATCTGACTTTCAGTGTCATTGGACTACCTGAAGGTGTGTACAATAAATCCTTCTTAACCATAAAATACATTCAAAATTCTCCATTTGCGTTTAAAAGACCGAAGCTTGTAAGTCTTCGGTCTTTCATGTTAACTATTTGACTGGACAAGCTCCACCGGCACACTCATCACCACCTTCAAACTCAGCGGTGTCTATTGTTGTGATCAGTGAGGTCGTCTCAACCAATTCATCGTATTGTGCTTTCGTTATCTCTTCATAAGGTGCTTGCGCGAACCCATGCTCAGAGTGTAATAAGAAAGACACAGTCTTCATAGCATCTTTGTAGTATCGTCTCAAGTACTTCTTAATCGCCGGTATCTCTTCCTTTCGATAATACACTGTACAGCTCACGGAATTGTCACTCCACTCCCTTTGCATTCGCCTAACTTCATTGAGTTGGTCTATAGCCGTCATCTCAGAAGCCAGTTTCGTACCCTCTGGATACTTGAACGGGAAAGTCACAACCACTGTGTGATGCTCGTCGTTACCTTCGAAGTCTTTGACGAACTCGACAGGGTATCCATGATCCTTACAGACTTGAACCAGCTTGTGATCACTGGCGATCCTGATGCGTCGATACATATAACGACTATACGCAGGATGGATGCCCGGAGTTACTCCAGGAAGTAGAGATAGAGTTCCGCTGGGTTTCACAGTCGTCAGCTTGATACTGGTCGGTATTCCGTGAGCTTCAGAATATTTCTCGTCGTAGCTACGTAAGTACTCATATGTCTCGTTCAACCAACTATTCTGCTCCGGCGTTGCTTGCAAGATTCCCGTCATTCCAATACCCATACGCATGTTCTTGTGAACTACAGCCTGCGTGTCTGGTTGGTGTGACTTCAACAACAATGAGTGCTTGTTCACGCGGTACAACAGAGTCACCACATCCATCAGCTCCTCTTTGGACTCTATGTTGGGTAGGAAGACTTCAGCTAGACAGCAGGTCTCCGCATTCGCCAACGACTGCTCAGCACACGGATTGTAGCCTTCAACTTCTGGATCTTTATACTCGGTCTCGCCTAGTCTGCCACAAGAGCGTGACAAACCTAAATTGATGAGTCCGTAAGGTTCACCTTTACCCTCGTAGCCCTGCCAGAAGTAATCGTGGAGATCATCTATATCGTCACAGACTACACTGTTGTTACTCATTGCACGGTAACTCGGAATGTCGCCGAGATCCCAACGCTTAGCCAACAAGAACTCTATGTCGTCTGGATCACCCAAAGCAATCTGTGCTGATCTTCTTACGTTCCCTGCGACGATGATGTAGCCGATGATGTTCATCATATCCAGAGCATCTATAGGTCTAATCTTCTTACCCGCACGCTTCATCAACAACTCAGAGATTTTCTGTATCCCCCACACAAGCTCGTGAGGACCACTTGCGGTTCCGCCGAAACCTTTAATAGGCTCACCCTTGCCTCGTATCACCTGTGTGGAGAATGTGAAAGAGCCTTTTTCAGCTGATTGACTCATGAAGGCCGCCTTCAATGTCTTACCTAATAATCTGACCCAACCCTCTCGAGAGTCTGGAATAATGAAATCCGCGCCTCCGTCGTCGAAACGAGTGGGTGCGGTGAACCACTTCTTGACTGGAGGGATCTTGTCCACGTACTGTCTTTGGATGTTGTAGCCAACACCGGAGCCCAACGCCAGCATATCCATCGTCCAAATGAACGGCTTGATCGGATGATCCACAGTCGTGAACGCGCAGTTCTGCAGACTCGCCAGACCTAGCTGCTCCACAGTACCTGTACCTAGCTGCCAAAGGAAACGCCCCGCAACTGAGCCTTTCAAACTCAAGAGGTGTTTCGCCAGACGTACCTCTTCTGCCTCTGTGAATCCGCAGTTCAACTGTTCGTCGCACGCGTTCACCACACGAAGTACAGTGTCTTCAAAGTCTTCAGTGGGACAGTCGACACCACCCGCGTCATCCAGCTTACGCGCGTAGGTGCGTTTGTAAGTTAGGTAGCCCACAGAACTCCAAGGGGTGTCCACTTCGGGTAAATCTTCAAATGTCATCATATATGTGTATCTCCATTTCGTAAGTTAGTTAAAATACATCTTCATCATCCACAGCGACAAACGCCACCTTCTCAGTCTCAGTGGGTAGCTTCTTAAACGAGACTTCACCATCCTCACTAAACAGTCTACCGGTGGCTAGCTCATACGTGGCACCGTTCACCGGTCCGGTGAGGCCTGTGTACCGACTTTTCAAAACACTCATGGAGATATGGTTTCGCTCTACCTCGTCTTCAGCTTCCATATTTCGGGAGAATCCGATGACGTCGAAGGATATCTGCTTGATTGACCCAGAACCACGAATATCATCGAGCGTAGGCAGCTTACCTTGTTCGAAAGTCTTACCCAAACCACCTGGAACTTTTCTGAGATGAGACACCAAACCGATCCACACATTGTGCTTCTTGACCAATCGAAGTAGATCATTCATGACGCGATCCTGCGCTT